TCCTTAAGCTCCGCTTCACTCATGGATTCCAAATCGTAATCCTTTGAAAGAACCTTCTGTTCCTCCACGGGCTTTGGTTCCTCTGAAGTTGGTGATGGCTCTTCTTGCTTCACCTCCTCCTTCGGTTCCTCAGGCTCGCTGGGAACTACCTCTTTGGCCTCTTCCTTCGGCTCTTCAGGCGGTTTTTGCGCCTTATTAGCCTCCGTAAAAGCCTTATACCGCATAGCGATTAGCTCGCTACTTGATATGTTTTTCGCCACAGGTTTTTGGTCGGCTCCTGCGTTAGCCGCTTGGACTTCGTTTGACATTATGGATGCCGTCTTTACGCCACGGGCATTGCGAAGCCCGTATTGTAAGGCATCCAGAAGTTAGCTCGGCAGTCCGTGCATCTTACGTATACCCCTTTTAATCAAAAGGTCTTGATAGTTACACAACGTAAGAATCTCATCATACACCTGAATCTTCCCGCTAATCTCGCGGAGACGACCTTCAGGCGCACGGGCAAGGCTGGATAGGGCTAAATCCCTCCCAGCCTGCACCCAGTCAAGGAAATCAAGAAACTGCTCCCGTTCCCCCAGAAACTTTACCTGCTCTTCTAGGGGATGCTTCTTGGTTCCGAATAGGTTCATTGATTGAGGGTTTGGGTTTCCACTCCACCCATCTGGGCGGGGGTTGTACCCAAACGACCAATCTCAGCGTTCTGCTGTTGGGTCAAGGCAAATTGGTATTGAGCCGTGTACTTATCCAGACGGGTTCTAAAAGCCTCATCCTGTTGGAGACGGGCCATAACATCAGGTTGGGTGACGTATTGACGGACAACCTCCAAGGCAATCTGCGCCCCGTTGGGACGAGCGCCAACCTCAATGCCAGCGTAAATCTTAGACAAGTCTTCCGTAACCAGCTTGACCACCTGCTGTTGAGCTTGTTCAGCCGGTTGCAGGAAAGCATCAGCCATGATGGGATCAATCTGAGTCGCGCTCATTTCAAGCAGCGCATCCACATTGATACGACCATTCTTGTCCAACTGCAACAAACTTACAAACTGACCCAAACGACTTTCCACAGTCTCAGGATCGTTGTTCAACACATCAAAACTAATCTTGATGTCAAAGTCCTCGTCGGGATTCCCCTTGTCAAACCGCATGGGATCAGCCACTCCCGTGACACGGAAGAAAATCTGATCAGGGCCGAATCTCTGGTAGGACTTGAAGCAAGCCTTGAGAACCTCCTGAGCATGGTTGAGGAACTTATTAACAAGGAATTGCTGGCGAATCTGGCTGATTGGATTGGTAGCACTCAGCCCAACAATGTTGTCAGCCGCCTCAATCATCGTCTTCTCCATCTCAATGGAGCCCGGATTGTAGGGAGGAGTAGGCCCAAAGCTAATCTCGCCCGCACGACGGACAGGAATGAAACGTCCCGGACCCCAATCAGTCGGGGGATTGCCCGGCTGGTGCATGATGGGAGGAAGGGTGGCTAGGCTATTACGGTCAATACGACTGTCCCGTTCAGCCTTCACCTGATCTTGCGGACCCTTCAGAACGTCTGTAAAGGTTTGCACCTCATACATCCGCTTGCTGTCCTCAGACAGACGGGTAACAACAAAGGGGTAGTCGTTGTATCCGTTCAGAAGCTCATACTTGGCGTAGGGCTTGATGTCTCCCTGCCCAGTGAACTTGGGATGGAAAACCGTAATGTAGATGCCTTCCGATCCATCCTCAGGATCAATCAGACGGTTGAATCCGTAGACAACTTCCACAAGCTCGCTAGCGTCATACTGCTGGCGATAGCGGGTGTAGGAGTATCCACGGGTTCCGTACACACTCTCCATGTTGTAGGTGTTTACACCACGGAAGTTTTTCACAACGTACTCACACCACTCCATATCCCATCCATCTGAAGCAGCGCGGGACAAGACTTCCTGAACGGAGAGGAAGGTGCGGTAGAAAACAAAAGGAGCCCGTTGAGGGTCAATGCAATAAGACGGGAAGAACACATCCCCATCAGGAGCGCAGGTCTGGACAAAGGGACGATCAACGGAAAGGCGGCTTACAGGGATTTCCCCCACTCCCTTGTCGCGAAGGTCTTTCAAAGCCTTCTTGGCTTTCTTATCAATTAGATCGGGATAGACAGCCTTGAGCATCTTGATGATGTCCTCATCATTCTGCCCCTCAATAATGAGCTTGGCTAGTTCAGGAGAGTTGGCCGCAATCTGCTGTAAATCAATCTTCTGGAGATACTTCTTCTCCATCCGTTCCCAACCCACGTAGGTGATCATCAACCCACGCTCCAAAAGGTAGTTGGCTCCCAGTTCCATCTCCTGACGGAAACGCTGGATGTAGGAAGACCGCATCCACTTGATGAACGCACTAACCACCCTAGCCCGTCCAGAGTCCGACATCTCCACTGGATAGGCGCGGATGTTGGCCCGCTCCAAAGCCGCCATGAAGATGGAGACGTAGTTGTTGATGCGCTCGTCAATCAGACGAGCTTCCGTATCAGAAGCCCCATCCCAAGGAAACGCATCAGCCCCATGCTTCCGTAGGTCGGAAGACTTGCCGGGCCAATAACACCGCCTACCATCACCACTACTTACACACTGATCGAAGTAGGTGGAGAGTTCCGTAAGGGTCCGGTTGTACGCGCCAACAAGCGCAACGACATCGGGACCGTCATCATCAACGAAAGTTAAGGTCTGTTGCTGCTTGGTTTGGAGCATGATTTAGCGCGGGAGATTGCGTTCTTTATAATACCACAAACGTACTCCTGCGTGCGTCCGATACGGTCTGCAAGCTCATCAGGGAACATTTCTTCCGTGATTTTGCCCGCCAACCTCTTTTCGTACTCGTAACGAATCAGCCTGTCGGAATGCTGGATGAGCCAACGATTGTTCGTTGTCTCGTCAATGAGGTTGGTTTTCGACATACCGATAGGTGGTTCCGACATTGTCGCTAATAGCCTCAATCAGAACCTGTTTACCAACCAGCTTGTTGGTTAGGCGGCGGGGGATGATGGCGGGAATCTTCCCCATATCCTTTCCAATGGCCTGACAATAAATCCACTGTGGGTTCCTTGCTTGTTGCAACACTTTGACAACAAACACACTATCCTGCTTGGGAGACTCAGGCTCCACCTTTTCGATTTTCTTCAGCTTCTTCAATAGCCACCTCGGTTGTTTTTGGTTGTTCTCATGGCGTCCTCGCTTACGTGACAAGCGGGACTCACCGCCAAATAGCGAATGACATCAATGGGGTCTTTCCACGCCTCGTCCTGCCCGCCTTCGGCTGTGTACTCCTGTAAAGCTGAAATGATGTTCTGACATCTATCTGATATGTAAAAGTGGGGTCTGTTTACAGAGTCAATAGGAAACTTCCTATTGTAAGCCATTTTGCTTTGTAAGGCTTGCAGCCCATCCTCAATGTCAATGCCGGGAGCTGGGATGAAGGTGAGCCCATTATCAGCTAAGTCTTCTATAATGGACGATGCGCCGTCTTGTGTCTGGTATTTGGCTGCGCCTAGACGAGGGTCGATGAGTCGCTCAAAGATGGTGTCCTTGGTTTCAGACTCCATACTAGTAATTAATTCGACGTAGTCTTTTATTCCGTAACCAAGACCCTTGGACCCTTCTCCACCAATCCACTTACCCCCATGCCATCTGGCCCAATCCCCCACATTAACGTCGGGCCATTCGCGATAGACATACCAAGTCTCCGTCTCATCAATAGCCACCCAAGCCATGAACCAATTCTTCCTGCCAGCAGGGTCCAAGATCATGTACTTGGTTTTCCCCTTCAAATCAATCTTGTCGTGTGGAACTATATTAACTTCCCGTGAGAAGTTGGGGAACTTGGTGGACATCGACTTGGTGGCGATGCCATAAGCTCGGGTTAGGATTTCAGGTTCTGGCCGTCCACTGAGGTCTTTAGCGATGCGCTCATATCCACCGAACGGGTTGTCGGCTGAATGGAAGTAGATGATCCCAGCGTCTCGGTTTTTTGAACGCTGTAAGTAAGGCACGCTTCTTCCTCCCAGAAGGTCGGCTTGCTTGCTTTTGATTGTTTCTGCGGACTGGACGTAGTCTCTGACGACTTCGGTGTATCCGTCGATAGGCGTGAATGTAACAACCAACTTACTATTACGAGTAGCAAGCCGAAAACGAAGGGTCGCCAAAAGTTCAGGCCCGACAAGGTATTCGTCACACCAAGCCCCAATATTAATCCAGTTAGGATTGCGGCAACCAAGTTCAGCACCCTCCAATATCGTATCGTTGTTGAGATACTGTGCATAGGTTTTGAAGATGATGGAGCTTTTGCTGTTAGGCAGAATCAGGCTGGACTTACTGAAGCCGTTCTTTCGCGTGTAGGAGACGTTCTCCTCGGTTCCTAGAACCTTTACGCGATACTCCTCAGGCAACGCATCGTATACGGCACTCTGCTGCTGACGGATGGACACATCCGCATTCTGGGCAAAGCACATAATCGTAGACTGGGGGTTCTCCACCGCAGCCTTAACCACAGCATGAGCCGCCCAGCTTGTCTTGCCGGACCGATTTCCTCCGCTTACCAGAAGCTCAGAATGTGTAGACAATAGCTCTTCCGCATCCTTCCAATGGGGCAATTTCCACCCATACCGATAGGGATCACGTTTGCTATTCGCGATTGCCGAATGGAATAGCTCATGGAGCTTCAACACATCCTCTGGGGACATGGAGGCCAACTCCGCATCCGTAGGCGGCTTTAGAACCTCATGTCTTTCCCAGACCAAACTCACGAGGTTACGTCCTTTGTAATAACTTCCATAGAACCAGCCTTAAGCTTAGCCCTAGCTTCCTCAATCGCTTTCATGGCATCCTCCAAACTAGGAGCCGCCGTCTTGTGCTCAATGGTCACCTTGTTCTCCCCCATAGCCGCCATGAACTTGTCATTAGCTATGCCCCAAGGAATGGCCAAATCCCTAATGTTGGTCCGCGCCAATTGCTCAGGGTCCTCAGCCAACATCCGCATCTTCTCCTTCTGAAGAAGCCTAAGTCCCTCAGCCACATCCAAAGCATCCTGCGCCAACTGCTTCCTCCTCTCCTCCAACACCATTGAATGCCTAGCCTTCAACCTACTCACCGTCTCCCAGTCCAACCCCGTCTCCTTCCTAATCTCCTTAAAGCTGTTCCCATCAGCCAGCATATCCAACACCCTCGCCGCCATAGCCGGGTCTCTCCCTTCCAAATAATTACGACCCTTCTCCGCTGCCACAGCCACACTCATAGCCAAAGGGTCTTTTATCCTCATCGGCCCTTTTAAGAACTTTTTTAAAAATAAATCAAGGATTTGTCGATTTTAGGCTTGACAAGTTTTCTTTTGGTTTCCATATAACAGGAGTTCAGGGAACACTTGAGTATTTTTTTTAAGGGGCGATTGGACCAATCGACTGTGCGAGCCCCGTCGCCGCTTGCGACTCCCCTCCCCCCCCTGCTTACTTGCAAGAGAGTTGCGCGGCTCTTGCAACTGATTTGCCTAGTAGATAAACTAATTGATGGTCGCTGAGGTTCTAATCATGGCATCTTTAGTAAGGTTCTAAAGAAGGAGGGGAATGGGTTTGGCAAGTGCCTTGCAATTGTTTTCCGCAAGTGCCTTGCAATGTCCTTTCGCAACTGTCTTGCCTCTGATTCCTGCAACAGTCTTGCGTCTTCTTTTCTGGGTGCCTATCGACACTTTTTCGCATCTTCGCGGAGTGCCATCCTTTGTCCTTCCTAGGGTGTCGCCTAGGTTCTAGGCGTATTCTCTCCCTTGATACTTTTCACGTTGAAAGTGTATTCACTCCGCAAATACACGGTGCGAAAATCACTTTTTTTGGTTTCGTAAAACGTTGCAAAACGGTTGTTTGCGCTGTCTTGCAAATATGCGGCGAAGATTTTTCTTCTTTTTACGAAAAGGTGTGCTAGAGTGTTTGACGTCAGAGGTTCTTAGACAGTCAAACGCGGCCGAAAGGCCAATCTCGAAAGAGGCCGGACAGCAAACCCGATTGAAAAGCCGAGTGCTCGAACAAGACTCGAAACAGCGTGAGCGCGAACCAGCTTTAAGAGCGAAGTTCGTCTTGCGTTAGTAGCGTGAGCGAAGGAGAGTCAATAGACGCGAGCGGACGGAAT